ATGCCTTCGCCAAGCCGCGCGATGCTGTGCGGAGCGCCCGTGCCATGCTGCATCGACGAACCGGGGATGATCGCAAACGGAAACGGGAATGTACCGACATTCACCCATCGCTCCGAATACTGCTCTCCGATGAGGAGGATTTGCCGATGGTCGGCAATGAGAGCAACCACATTGCCGCCAGCGCCTATCATCGCGCCCAAGTTGAGCGGGCTGGATGTCGCCACATCAACGTCACTCGATCCCCATTGGTTCGTGCCGGGCCGGTTGTAGATGAAAAAGTTATCCAGTTCGTCTACCCAATCCGCGCCGGTAAATGCGCCGTCGGTGAGCACCGCGAACGCATTGGCACGCCAGTCGTAACTGTAGCGGTTCGCCCCATCTGCGAGCATGGCGACGAAATTGTTATCGGCGATATGCACAATGCCGATCGAGGTTGCGAGCGTTCCTACTGCGGTTGCCACATAAGCCTGCGTCACGCTATAGAGCACGCTGCCAACAACGGCCAGCATCAACTCTCCACCTGGTAGAGTGTGCAGCGCGCGCATTTCGGCAATGGGACATTCGTGGCGCAAAAGCAGGCCCGGTGTTGGCAGCAAAGCGATTACGCCGCGCTCTTCTGGTTGCTTGGTCGTGTCGATTTCAGGCATCCAGTTTATGCATTCCTGGTTATCCTGGGTGGTTGAAAAGGCGACGTAACTTGCGCCAACGAAATTGAAATCAGCCATTGACGACTCTTTTCAATGCGCTTGCACCATTTACCTGAAACCACATGTTGAATTCCTTCAATTCCTTCGGATACGGCGAAAGAATTCCAGCGGCAATCGCAAGTGCAGCATCCGGCGTGCCGGGTTTTTGCGCTTTCCAAGCGGATACGATCGCGTCCTGCAATTCAGCGTGCGTCACGGTGTGAATCCCCCACCGAGTATCCAGCCCGCACCTACGCGCCCAGGCCTGCCAAGCAATTCAGGATCGAAGGACATAACTTGCGGCGGCTGCGAATTTGTACGCTTGACCCACGCACGCGAGCTGGCCGCGTGCTTCGTGATGATCTGCGCGACTTCGCCGCCTTTGCCGTATTCCGGCAGCAATTGCTCCGCGAGATTCCAACGGATCGCGGCGGCATAACCCTGAGGCAAATTGACCGTATCGGATAGCGTGGTGAATCCCTGGAGCACGGTTTCAACGAATAGGTGAACTTCGCCAGAGCCAGGAACGGGCCAATAGGTCACGTTGCTGATCGGGCTGGTAGGTTGCCAGTAGACGACGCGCGGCCACGGGCCATTCAGTTTTTTCAGCCCCAGCAATTCGAAGCGCTCGATATTCATCGGCGTAATCGGATAATCAATGCCGGACACGCGCACGAATCCAGAATTGATCCGCAGAGGCCGTTCGTAGGATGACTGCATCGCCACGCTTGCAACCGCTTGCGGAACATTGACAGTGTAGGTGCCGATGTCGCCTGCGCCAGTCTGGAATTGCGTGATCTTCGTTCCAGGCGAAACGCCAGCGCCAGTTATCGTCATGCCGAGCGCGATATTACCAAGGGGAATGGCGGAAACAGTAAGCGTAGGCGGCGGCCCGACGGCGATTGATCCGGTGAACGTGCCGCCTATCGTGCCGCCTGGGCCGAGCGTGTATTTTTCGAGATTGGTTTGCAGCGTGTGGATGATCTCAGAGACATAGGGCACCATGAGCGTGGCATTGCTCCATGTCGCCAAGAGATCATTCAGGGTATCCAGGCAATCGCTGAAATCATCCGAGTCAATCGGTTCGCCCGTTGCGTAGGCGCCGATGCTGCGTAGCGCGCGAGTACACAAATCGAGCGCCTGCATGGCGTTATAGACCCAGGCCGGCTTGGACCTTTATCACTGCTGTCGCTGACGCTGTCGCGCCTGAGAAAAACATATCGTCGCCGGTAGTAACGACAACCTGACTGCGCGCCAAAAGATAGTAGCAGTTGAGCGAGATCGTCGGATTGAGCGCTGCGTACTTGGCGGCTGCGTCAGTTGCGCCCCATCCGACTACGCAGTCAATCGCGCCGTCAGCGTTGGTCAGGCACACCTGCGGGCATTGCACGCCGTTCAAACTCAGCGCCTGAACCGACGTGGGCGGTGCTACCGCCGCCGTAAAACTCAGTAGCGCTCCGGTAGGGTTGAACGCGATCATGCGGGTTCAAGGGTGACGGTCACGCAACCAACGGCAAGCGTTGCCGTGCCGGTCAGCACGTAGCCGAGCGAATCGCCTACCTGCATCGTGAGCGCGGCAGGATCGGATATCAAAGTGAGCACCTGATTCACGTCCGCCGTACCCTTCAGGTTTGCCGCAGCGGCTGCTGTAATGGGAGTGCCGCTGCCAACGGCAACCCCGGATGCGGACTTGAAAAACGCCAGATTGACGACTCCAGCATCGTTGCCGGCAACGCGCGGCGTTACCGTGATGTCAACGACTAGCATAGGCGCCGCTGCGGTAAAAAACTTCTGCGTTACCAGCGCGGCCACATAATTGAACGTGACGACTTTCGCCTCATCTACCGCCGTTGCAACCCCGCGCGTGCGCCCAGTCGTTGGCATGATGGCTCCTGAAAGATTATCGTATCAGCGGGAATCAGATCGGCTTACGGAGATTGCGGCAAATTGTCGAAGGAAAATCCGTAGCAGAATACATCGAAGTTTGCTGCCGCCGTATTGACCACCGTCACGCGATAGTACAGGTTCGTCACGTTCGTCACCACGGCGGTCGATGCCACGGTCTGCTGCACAACGATGGTTGCATCGGTAGCCGCAGACAGAGCCGCCGCCGTGACGATGGTAGTGCCAGTGCCGCCAGGGGCGGTAAAGACTCCTCCAAGGGCCTGCGCAAGGCTCGCCGTTGTATCCGTCACGATGACATAGAGCACGCTGAATTTCGACGTATCGATCAGCGGCATTACCGTATCGGCAACGGCATTGGCCGACACGTTGAGCGCGTAGCAGAGCAGGCGCACGGCCTGATTTGCAGACAGGTTCTGCAATGGGGTCGAGAGTTGGGAATTCGGTGCGGCCATGATGTGCTCCTACGGAGTGGTGGTGGTGACGACGATGCGTTGATCGAAATTGATGACGACGACGGTGTTGCCGCCGGCTGCGACTTTCACATCAGGCGTGCCGACTGGATCGCCGTTGATCGTCTGTAGCTTGACCGTAAGCTGCCCGCTCGCCGCGCCGTTGGTTACTGTGACTGAGGCTGCCATGATTTACGCAGCAATACGGCACGCGCATTCTTGGTAGAGGGCGGCCCAACCGAATAAACAATCAAATCTTGTCGGAAGTTGGTCGTTATTTATTGTGTACTGCCTAACCACCCGTATGCTCATCCCCGATTCCTTGCTGCTCGCCCGCGCGCTCATATCCACGCCGCCGACCATCGGCAGGTCCGGCATGGCGCAAGTAAAGGCGTACCGATGGAACAGAATATTCTGCGGGCTCGTCACGCCGACGCCTGAGACGCCAAGCGACAGCGCCGTTACCGCCGCAGTCGCGCTCGGATTGAGGATGCTGACATTCTGGAACTGGCCCGCCCAGATGATCGCAGGGGCAACCGTGAGTGTGCCTGTGCTCGCGCCGGTAATCGTCAGATCATTCTGCACTACGAACGTGCGCGGCTTGCTCCCGTAGATTTGCCGGTTCTGCGGATTGACCGGGAACACGCCTGCGAAGCTGACGATATCGCCTTTGCGCAGCGTGACCGTGGCGCCGGCAGTCAGAACGAATGTGGATGTGGCAGCCCATCCGGCGCCGATGCCGAACGTGGTCGATGGCGCGGTTAGGGTCGAAGCCGCAGCGCCAGCCCAGGAACCGAAGTTCTGGTTATTAATATTTTGGTCCACGAACCATTCCATCCCCGCGGAGTCCGTGCCCATGCGCCCGCTGCGGTACTGGCTGCTGATCTTGTCCTGCGGATTGAATAGGCCCTTCAACGCATCGACAATCGTTGCCGAGGTGAACTGCTCAATGCAGACCGTGCGCGTGCGGTCTTTTGGCGTCGCCTCGGCCGTCAAAAACGCTCCCGCGGTCAGGTAGGTCAGAAGCGAAGTCGGCGGCGTACCGGGCACGCCTACGATATTGGCGACGGAGTTTTTCGCCATTTGCAGGCCGATGAAGTCCACGCGGTTTGCCACTGCGGCAACGGCGGGCACGATGACATTTTCGCTGAATGCGCCCAGAGACAGGCGCAGGTCTTTCGTCGTAAAGGCCACATCGACGTGAAACTGATCGCCATACTTTGTCGGATCGCCCACTACCAGCGGAATGCTGGTCTGGTTGAAGTCCTCCACGTTCAGATTCGGCCCGGATGTACCGATGAATCGAGGCGGGCGCCTAACGTTCAGCGTATCGCCGATCTTCGCGCCGTCAATGGCGAACGAATCGTCGTACTGGCGCGTCACTTTGCTCGTGAACGTGAGCTCGTTTTCGAGGATCATAAGAGCACGATTTGTAATCATGCTTATAGTCAATAAAGTGTCAACTGCCATGTTAGCTCCGTTGCGATTGATGAAAGATCACGCATTGCACGCGCTCTAAATCATCATGGAGCTTTCACGCACGAGTCTCTGATTGGCGGCTCAGATCGCCGAAATAGGACTACATCAATAACGCTTGTGCTTCCTTGTCACGCATACTGTGCGCGAGCTTTCCAATTCTGATTTTTTCAATTTCTTCGGGCGATTTTACGCGCCCTTTCTGCACCCTGCTAACCATTGCGCGGAATTCCGGTGTTCTTGATGCCGAAATCTTTGCGCGGTGTTCGGGCGAAATGATGCGACCTTTTTGCGCAGCAGACATCCTTATTCTTGTCTCTGCCGATTTTGGTATGCCTCTTTGGGCGGCTGTTCTGTTTGCTATGTGCTCAGCACTCAGCGGCCTTCCCTTCAACTTTGCCGACGATTTGGCGCGGCTTTCCGCAGAGATTACGCGGCCCATGTTCGATGCTGATATTTTCGCATTGCGTTCTGGCGAACATGCATGCCCCATTAAAGCGGCTGAGATTTTCGCCTTAGTTTCGACGCTCTGTTTCATGCCCAGAATAGAGCCCGCGACCGGGGCGACATTGAAAACCGGCTTCAGCCGCTGTATCCAATAATTTTCGCGTTCAATGCGTATTGATTCATCCGAAATATCGCATTCCTCCAATACTTCGAAGGTGAAAGCGTCTGAGCCGTATTTTTGGAAAGCGTGCATCAGGCGTCTGGCGGTGTGCGTACCGCGCTTGATCGCGCTACGATGCTGCGCCCATCGGCGCTTGATATTAACTGCACTTCCGACATAGCAAAATCCTGTCGTAAGCTGGCGGATTTCGTATATTCCTTGCATTTTCGCTTTTTACGCCTAATCAACTGACGGCGCAAGCTATTTTATTTTTCCTGCATTCCACGCGGCTTTGAATTCCTCTGGGGTTCCAAGCCAATTCCCATCGTTATCCATTTTCAGCCCAGGCACGGCAGAACCGCCTTTTAATGGACTGATTGGGGCCGGCGCCTTGCTGATTTCCGCCACGGTAGAAGCGCTCGCAGCGCCGTTTCCGCTTTTGGCTTGCGGTTTGCCCGCGCTCCCAATTTTGTCCTCCAGTTTGCCGAATTCCTTGAGCATTGCCTTGATAGTGAGCTTGCCCATCGCCTCAGCGGCTTCCGGGTGCTCGGCAAAATGGTACAGAATCTGCGGCCCGACTTCGGATTCGACGATCGCGTCGCGCATCTGGTCGGACACCTGCACTGGACTCGCCTTCACTTTCTCGTCATAGTCAGGCAATGCCTCTTGCGCGGCCTTTATGCGGGCATTCCACGCCTTTGTAGCCGCTTCCCGGTCCTTGGCAGCCTGCTCGGTCTCGCGCGCTGCCTTGGCCTCATTTAACGCCTTCTGGCCGGCCCATTCCTTCAAGGATTTGGCGTACTCGGCCATGTCCGTGAACTGGCTCGGCTGCGGTTCCGGCCCAAGTTCCGTGGATTTCGGCGGTTCGTATTTCGCCTTTAACTCGTCGCGTTCTTTCGCGGCTTTCGCGGCTTCTGCGCGGGCATCTTCGGCATCCTTGGCGGCTTTGGCTACTTTTTCAGCCGCAGCGGCCTCGGTCTCCTGCGTTTTTACGTGCAAACGATACGCAAAATCGTGCTTGCCGACGAATTTGCCCTTGAAAAAGACCTTGCCGTCCTTTTCGTCGCCTTCTTTGGGCTGCTCTGCGGCGGCTTTATCGGCGGCCTTCTTTGCTTCGAGTTCTGCCAGCGCCGCAGCGCCCTCGGCTTCAGGGTCTGGATTCTCGTCCGTGGTCACCCCGGCCGGCGGGCCGAGTTGCTGCGTGACGAAAGCGTCGAAGTTCTCTGACGTAACGAGCGTGACGTCCGGCTTGCCCTCGACTGCGCCGATGCGGGCAGGCGTTTCCTGCGTGGTTTGGACTGTTTCCGTTGTCACTGCACCGCACTCCTATCAGCCGCCGCGCTCGCTTTGTCCGCCGTTCGCTCATCAATGCGCGCAAGCAACAAAGCGGTTTGCGCCTTCATTTCCTCGATCAGCACCTTCGTCGCGTTGTTCTTGTCCGATTCGCGCGTATCCTGCGCGGCCCAAGTCTCGGTATCGTGGGCTGCCGTGGTCGCAGTAATCAACGTGCGCCGGGTAGCCGCTTCTTGTTTCATCTGTTCAAGCTGGCCCTTGTACTTCAATTCCTGCGCCATCGCCTGCATCTGCTGGCCGGCCTGCTGCAATTGCTGTTGTAGCGCCTTGATCTGCATCTGGGCGCGCGGCGGCACGTCGTCTTTCTCGTCAATCTGCGCAAGCGGATTGGCGGCGGCAAGACGATCGGCAATCTGATCCGCGCCGTTGAAATCCATCTCGCGCACGATTAAGTCATCGCCGGTAGCGGCAATCTTTTCGCCGAGCGGCGTATTGAGCAGTTCAAGCATTGCGGACGCGCCCTCCTGCCGCCTGGTTTCGTATCCCGGCCCGGTCTGCATCACCACATCGTATTGACCGACGGTGACATCATTCAGCACCTTGACGATCGCATTGCCCTGCTCATCCTGCGCCTGCGTTTTCTGATTCAGCGTGATAAGTTCGTCGCGGCCGTCTTCGCCGATGATCCGCATCACGCGCTGCGTATCGTAGACCACCGGGAAATAGCTGAGCATGATGCGCCACGAATGGCAGATGCTGCGCGTAAGGTTGTCGTAGCCGTCAAAGTTTGTATTTTCAGATTGGCCGCGCTCCGCATTCAACGTTTTGTCGGACTTGTGCTGTGCTCCGCCGCGTACTGCCGGATCAAATACGCCCATCACGCGAGATAAGTTCTGGCTCGCCATGAATGCCGCTTCGATAAAGCCCTGCGGCGGCATTTCGGCCTGCACACGCTCAGGTGGCGGAGCGGGCTGCCCGGCGAGGTCCGTTTGCTTGTAGCGCAACACCGGATTGGCGGACAGATTCGCATTCTTGAATTCGATCTCGTGTCCTTCGTCTTGCCCTTCTGCAATCAGCCATTTCGCTTTCGGGGCGAGTGCAAGCCATTCCGTGATCGCCGTTTGCCAATAGTTATTCATCCGCGCCGGGTCCATCGCGTCGTAGACGAGGCCGCGCAGAATGCGCTTACCGTCAATGATGACGCTCGTCCAATAGACCGGCACGATCGGAATCCAGCGCCCCGGCAATTCCTTTTCCTCAAGGATTTCGAATGCCGACTGCTTGCACCAGCGCACCGTGCGCTTGAAACTTTGGCGATCGCCCTGGATAGTAAGGCCGGCGGCGGCGAGCACGTCGGTTGTTGGCAGTCTGTCCGCCCATACGTTCATTCCGTTGGACAAATACACCAGTTTTGCGCGCACGCGCTCAACATAGAAATATTCTGCGAGCCGTATCTCGTGGTCAGTAATCCAGTCTGGGTCGTTGTTGCCGGCGCCATTTTCATTAAAGCCCGATTCGAGCGCGTCAGGATATTGCTTGCGGAACACCGTTTTCAGCATCAGGTCCGTAATCAGCGCCTGCTCCGCGTCCGATCCGTCAGGCAGCTTGCTGTGCGGATCGAACGACACGGTAAAGGGGTTGTCGATCGGATCAATGAAAATATCCTGGAGCCTCGAATCCTCGCTCACGTAATCCGTGCGCAGGCGCCAGTAGCCCCACCCCATCGTTGCTGCGAAGTCGAACGCCGTGTCGTAAGCGTAATCGGCATCCGAATTCACTTCGACGTGGTGCCCGAGGCCGGTCACGATCTTGGCAACCTTTTTATCGGCAAAGCCATCAAGAGGACTTGCCTTGCCGCGCGGCCGTTGCTGGCGCTGCGCGTTCGTCACCTTTTTTACATACGTATTGGTTTCATTGATGGTGAGCTGCGGGCGATCCAGTCCGCGTGATTGAATAGCAAG